CCTATAATTACCAAATTTATCTACATTATGTAGATAAATTTGGTAATTATAGGGATTACAAATATGACCACAGACCATATTTGGGATTTCCACCACCGAGCGGTGGAATGGGAGGGTTATGAGCACATTAAAAGAATTAACTTCGGAAAAACATAAGGAAGCTGAAGAGCAACCTTTTATCAAATCAATTTTCAAAGGTCAAGTTGATAGAGACAAATACATTGATTACTTATATCAATTGTTGGTATTGTATCAAAATTTAGAGTGGCACGGCACACGACTAGGTATTTTTAAAGGTATAGATAATATTAAAAGAGCAAAAGCAATTGAATTAGATTATTATGAATTGATAGGTGAATCTGTATCCAGCGGTAAAGTAAATACTTCAACTATCAACTATATCAATTATCTAGAAACAATTAAAGATGACGCAAATAAAATGTTAGCTCATATCTATGTTAGACACATGGGTGATATGTTCGGCGGACAAATGCTAGCTAAATTGTTGCCTGGTAGTAATAGAATGTTTCAGTTTGAAAATTTACCACAACTGATTACGAACGTAAGACAAAAACTAGATGTATCATTAGCAGAAGAAGCTAATGTTGCATTTGAACATAATATCAATATGTTGAAAGATTATAATGATTGAAGTGTGGCCGCAAGCGAATAAGCTTGCAAAAGATATTATTAAAAAATTAGAGACATACACACCAGAAGATCTAAAACCAGAATACAGGCATGAGTCTGATAATTTTACCTGGGAAAACTATATTTGGACGTCTGACAAATTTCGCAGAGCACACATTGAGATTGTTGATGCTACGAAACATAAAAAGATGTGGGTCATGCATATGTGTATCTTCCCGCATCATAATTCCCCAGATCCTATTTTTGGATTTGACATAGTATGCGGACAAAACAAAATTACAGGTGCATTCCACGATTTCTCACATACTGGTGATTCGAAAACATATGATTGGTATCAGGATAAGATGTCAAAAATTACTTGGAACAAACCAAGAGAATTGCCCGATTGGGCTAAGCGTATTTTCAGTCCAAATATGTTAGCAGCGGGAAACATTCAAACTCAAGAAGAATTTGATCAACTAGCATCTACAGTTATTGACAATCTAGACTATTACCTATATAATGTAGGTATAGAGTCAAAAGACGATTATAAAGAAGCACACAACAATTACTGTAAGAACCAAAAATTAAATCCACATACACCTGCAATGATGATTAACTTCGGAGTAGATAGAGATGTGTTTATGAATTTTATGGATGAGGTTCTTTTCCCGGAAACACAATGAACGAAGAAGTACAATATATTTTAACTGATAGTTTGATCATTACTAAAAAATTTAGATCACCTAATGAATTCTCACTACACATTGAAGAACGAGTGTTTAGAGAAAAGATCGGTTATATGGATGCTGTTATACAGTATTGCAATGAAGTAGACATTGACGTCGAGTCTGTGTCTAAATTGATTAATCAGTCACTAAAAGATAAGATTCAATCAGAGGCTGAAGATCAAAATTATTTGAAAAAACGAGGAAAATTACCATTGTGATTATGGACGAATATTCAGTGTATAAAATGTACTTAGCATTAAAGTTACATTTCACTACAGAAAATTATGATGCGATTCAACAGCGCGGAAGAGTAAGAGCAAGTCGTCAGGCTTTTGCGAAGAGAAAAGATTTGTTCTCCATTAAAAAGGTTTCTAAAACCTACTCTGACGAAGAAGTAGCTAACTTCTTAATAGCAAACTTTGTGTCTGGCGATCGGTGGGGCGGGATGTTTGACTCAGAGGCAAATCAAAGATATACAGATTGGAAAAAGCGAGTAGAGAGTTTGTCATACATCTTTACTAACGATATTGATAGGTTGATTGAAGAATTAGACTCAGAGGGGCTAACTTTCGATGATTCTTTTAAAATCACAAAAGCATATCATCCATATATAATAAAAGCATTTCTTAGAAAAACTATCAGTTTAGAGACTCTAGTTATTCTCGAAAAAATACGCCCGTATCTAGACACATTTGATTCTGAAATACAAGACAAAATTATGTGGCCAGATATCTCAAGGCTAATCAGAAAATACAAACCGTTTTTAAAGTTTGATAGGGAAAAATTCGATGCAATATTTAGACGAAGAGTTGGACATAACAACACAGAAGATTCAAACTCTTGAAAAAGAATTATTGATTACTCGAGAATTACTAGGTAATACAATTGAGTCTCTAAAAGAGACACAGAGATATTTAATGAAGATGGCGTACAACCAAGCCGAATTAACGAAGAAAATTTCACATTGGCCGTACATTGTAGTGCATTCAAATAAGAATGACGAAACATAAAGGTAAAAGGAACCTCACTTTTTAATATGAGTATTAAAAAACGAAATTTGTCTTCCGATTATGACTATCGAGAAGGCAAAATAAAGAATATATCTAAGAAAACTGCTATTGACAAGCATAAGAAACTTATATATAATATAGCATCATCTAAAAAATTGGATGATACTGAAGATGACTTTGATTATGAATATGCGAATTATATTAAAATTAAACGACGTTAATACAAACATACTTTTATACACCGTAAATACGAAAAGGAAATATTATGGCAATCAACTCACTATCTGATCTTAGAAAATCCCGCGGCGGATTTGACAGCCTCATGAAAGAGGTAGAAAAGATCGCAAACCCCCAATCGGAATCTCGAGGCGCGGATGATCGTTACTGGTCTCCGGAAGTAGACAAGGCAGGTAACGGCTATGCTGTTATTCGATTCTTGCCGACACCTCAAGGCGAAGATCTACCTTGGGTTCGCGTTTGGAATCACGGATTCCAAGGCCCAGGTGGTAAATGGTACATCGAGAATTCTTTGACCACATTGGGTAAAGCAGATCCTGTTTCGGAGTACAACACAGAACTCTGGAATTCAGGCTCAGAAGCAAATAAAGAAATTGCTCGTAAACAAAAGCGCAAGCTAAGTTACATTACTAACATCTTAGTAATTAAAGACCCAGCACATCCCGAAAATGAAGGTAAAGTATTCCTTTATAAATTCGGTAAGAAAATCTTTGATAAAATTAAAGATATGGCTGAACCTCAGTTTCAAGACGAAAAGCCAGTCAATGTATTTGACTTTGATACAGGCGCAAACTTCAAGTTGAAGATTCGCAATGTTGAAGGCTATCGTAATTATGATAAGTCTGAGTTCGAAGCTGCAAGCGCTATCTCTGAAGATGATTCTATCATCGAAAGCATCTGGGGCAAGCAACATTCTTTGACACAGTTCTTAGATGAGAAACACTTTAAATCTTATGACGAATTGAAAAAGAAATTTGTTATGGTCATGGGACTAGCAGGTGGAGCAACATCTAACAAGCGTGCTGACGAAACAGACTTAAATGAACAAGTTGAGTCTGCACCTAAAGCAAATCGACCAGTCGTAGAAAAGGCGCCAGTTAAAGCGCCTCCTAAAGATATCGACTTTGACGATGACGAAGAATCGTTATCCTACTTCGCTAAATTAGCTGAAGATTAATTAGTTAATACTAGTTACCAATAGGGCCATAAAGGCCCTATTTTTATCTTATTCTTCCTTTTCTATTAAGATAACGACTTATACCCACTCCCGTCGCTGCAGCTGCAGCTGCAACCATTGGCATTGAGATTGAGTTGTTTGGTACCGCTTGATTTACTATATTATTGATAATGGGTGTCATCCCTGTTGCATCCATACCTGCTTTGGCAAGATCTTTTGTGTCTTCATATATCCCGTCTAATACTTCAGCAGTAGATGTTCCTAAATTTGGCAATAAATTTATAGACTGTCCATTAGATAAAGTAATTTCTCCAGCTTTATTCAAAAAAGGCACTGCTTTTTCCAATACAGCTTTGCCAATAGAATCAGCAACTTCTTCCATTTTCTGTTCAAAAGCTATTACACTACCGATAGCAAGCTTCAAAGCATCATTGAGGTCTCCTGTGCTCTCAACTGTCTTTTCACTATTTGCTTGTAGTATACCGGTCAAATCATCTGGACCGCCTGCTGATTTATCAAATTTTGTAGGATCGACTGCTGGGGTTTTCCCATTAGGCTCCCCAAAAAATTTATATGCTTCGTATCCAAGTTCAGCAGCAAGTAACGCCCAGCCAACATAAGGAATAGCACGTAATGCAATTCTTCCTGCTAACTTACCTCCAGCCATACCTCCTGGAATTTTAGGCTTTACGTCTGTTACTCCGCCTGCTTTTTGTTGCTGGCGCTCACGCATTATATCTTCTATTTTGCCTGCTTTTTCTTGTCCAGAAGGTCCAGGCAATCTTGGTACATCAGGTGCAGGTAATCTAGGAGAAGAAGAACCGCCGCCGCCAGGAACGGGTGAAGGTACAGGACCGCCAGGGGTAGGTACTCTGCCAGGTTCTTCCGTGGGTATTGGGCCTCTACCGCCCTTATCTTTTCGATCCGGTCCGTCAGGAGGCAATCCCGCCCCCAATCCCTTTGCTCCTAATAATGCCTCAATTAATCCTTTTAATATTGCAAAACCTGCAGCAATTGCAGCAGTAATGACGGCGCCAAGACCTCCCAAAATACCACCAAGAGCACTTACAAGACCACCTAACATTCCCAACATACCTTTGCCGTTGTTGTCTCCACCATTTAAATTTAATTTGTTAGCAATAGCTTGTGCCAATAATTCTCTTTCGCGCGCGCGAGGACCTTCTTCATATTGTTTCTTAATAAAGCCAATGTCCGTTGCTTGTATTTCAGTAATTTCTCTAAGCATCGAAATCTCATCTATCATCTTTTGTTGATACTTAGATGGTCCAAATAACTTATTGATTGCGGATCTAAAGAAACCTTTATCCGTATCCTTTTCTTTATTGAACGATGTTTCTGGTCTAT